CAATATGCAAATGAATTGGATATTCCAGTAGATATTCTTAGTTTTAATACAGGAACGCAGACAGGTTTTGTTGATGGAACTAAAATTATCCATATAAGGGGAGATATCATACCTGATAAGGAATCAACAAACAATAGAGATTTATTGTCAGAAAAAGCAGTTTTGGCGCATGAATATTACGGACATTATATGAATGATCCATCACAGTTTAGGATTGGTGATTGGAGAGATGAATTTAGGGCGAGTTATTCTGCATCAATCAATGCGCCCGGATTAACGGATATGGATAGAAGAATGTTAATGCTTGATGCATACGACAGAGCAAAAGAAGCGGGAGTTCCTGTTAAGTATAATAAGAATGCAAGGAGGATAATTTATGGTTATGATGAATGATATAGAACGGAAAGCATTAAACGAAAAACTTAATAATCCCCAAAAAGATGTACGATGTCCTCGTTGTGGCAATATAATTAATTATGATAAAAGAGGAAATTCTATTGCTGTAGAATGTGCTACAAAAGATTGTATTTATGGAGGAATAAGAGGAATATAAAACACTATTTACAATAGAATGACTATTTTTCATTGATAACATGCAAAAAGTGTTATATAATATCACTAGGGGTGATATATTGAATCCTAGTAGATTTATCTGGTATCCTTGTCCGAAGTGTGGGAGCCACCTTTTGGTAATCAATAAAGATACCGAGGTTAAAAATTTGCCGTGCAAATGCAAGCACTGTAAACGAGAAAGTTTAATAACGATAGTGCCGATGATTAGAGCCGATTAGTCAAGTCTTAAATTAGGACTTGATTGATTGGCTCTTTTTAATGCCGCGGATTGATGTAATGGCAGCATACTGGTTTCCTTAGCCAGTAGTGGTGGTTCAAATCCACTGTCCGCAATTATCTGTGGGTGATTCTCCCACGTTAAACAAATCATCGTTAAAGGAGATATGAAAAAATGAAAAGAGAAGAATTAGAAGCACTTGGAATGGCAAAAGAACAGATCGATAAGGTGCTGGACATGCATCATGAGGAGCTTGATCCGGTTCAGAAAGATTTGGAAACAGCACAGGCAGATCTGACTGCTGAGAAAACCAAAACCGCGACACAGGAAACTACGATCAAAGATCTGAAAAAGGATCTGGAGGAGTTTAAAGATGCCGATGTGAGCGGAATGAAGCAGAAAATTGAGGATCTTGAGAAAGATATTAAGACCAAAGATGAAACGCATCAGCAGGAGATTGCGGATCGTGATTTCAATGATCTTCTCAAAGAGAGTATTGCATCCGCAAATGGTAAGAATGCCAAGGCGATCACTGCTCTTTTGGATGTTGATGTCTTGAAAGCATCAAAAAATCAGAAAGAGGACATTGCAGCAGCAATCAAGACATTGACGGAAGCAGAGGACAGCAAAATGCTGTTCGGTGAGCCGGAACCGAAACCGGCAGGAAAAGTTGATCTTATCGGGGGAGTGAAAAAGACATCTGATGAAGGAGTTTCTTCTCTGATGGATGCATTAAAAGAAAAATACAAGCAGTAAAGGAGAATAATTATGGCATTAACATTAGCAGAAGCAAAAGTCGGTTATGCAGACAAAGTAGAACAGAATGTGATCGATGAATTTAGAAGATCGTCCATCCTGCTCGATAAACTGACATTTGA